TTTGCAGCTGCTAGATGCTTAGGATCAGTGATAGTATTATCTATGCCTCTGCGCTTAGCAGTATCTGAATGGCAAAACTCTGCCAGTGTGACGTGATCACTTAGCATCTTCCTTAGTTAGCTGTGATAATGTTGCTGTAACTGTACCAGCTGCCACCATGTATCCAGCTGCTGTGACAAGTGATGCCGGCAATACCACTGGAGCAGCCACAATAGTGGCACCAATCACACCAAGTGCTACACCAATGCGCTGCACTTTTTTCCAAAACTTTGGCGTTTTAGACTGCCATCTTTCTTTTAGGCTCATATTTTAATTCTTTAGGTAATATACCAACAAGCAGATCAGGATACTTTACACCTGAATGCATGTCATTGTCTGATGTTTGAATGCGATCCTCTAGGCAATCATATAATTTAGATTCTACTCTTTCAAGTTTGCCCTCAACAGCATCAAGTCTACTTGTGAAATAATTGAACATTAACACTAGGATGAGAGTCAATAATCCTACCATCCCATTCTTTTTGATTGCTGCTGCAATTGCAATTGGATCCATGTTAAATTATGCAATTTTGTTCCAAATCAATATATCTTATTGAGTATGAATATGTCAGAATATATATTGTTTCCTGAAGAAGCAGTTGCCCATTGAGCTGTTACATTTAATGCATTTGAAATTGTTGTATCAAATGTTGTGCTATTCACTGTGTTAAATGCAAATCCTTGCACAGAAGCGTTGTTTGTTTTTGTATAATGAAATGCACCTAAAGTTACAATAGATGCTACACCAGCAGCTCCTATAGCTCTAATAGTAAAATCAATATTTAAAGACCAAATATCATTTATAACACTACTCCCTAGATTCTGTATACCACTATCTAACAAAACAATAGATCCTGCTTTTACTCTAATTGTAATATTTTGATTGTTATTAGCATTCATTACACCACCAAACACAGCCCTAAAACTATCACCTACTTGAAATCCATTTGCTGGTATAGTTAATGTACCCACACCGCCATTGATAAGACTGCTTTCTGCATTAGTGTTAGTAATTAAAGTGCTATTTGCAGTCTGTGCGAATAGTCCGTAATTAATAGTCGCTGGATATCCTGGGATGTTTATTACAGTTGTAGTTCCATTGTCGAACGCAGACACACCTGATCCAGTGAATGCCATGGTATTTCTTTGAGGAAGCGCAGTGCTTTCATCTTTAACTGTCTTATATCCAGTACTTGTCACGTTAATATTTGTAGTTGCCATTAGCTTAGTGTTATATTGATTGTATTATTTTCAGTTGTATTCTGTGTGAATGTATCTTCTAGCACTCCATCAACATACACATTGTAAGTCGTTGTAAGATCGCCACAATTGCCAGCTGGAGGATTCCCGTTCTCAAAGTCGTAATCATCAAATGGGATGGCACACCAATCTTCATTGTCAAATACTCTCAAAGATACCAGCATTGTCCATCCAGCCACCATATCTTGACCTTGATTGATGAATGGATCTGTGCCTATCTCAGCTGTGACATCCGAAAACTCAGTCCATCTGTACTGCTGTAGTGTAGTCTTGATGTCATTGCATATCAACAAACAGTCTGAATGGACCTCATTGATTTGTCTATAGTTAGAATGATTGTACTTGTCACAGATGGTGATGACAAAATTTACATTCACATAGCCAGCACCCATCCCACTAGGCTGCAAAGTTGCTACCATCAGAGGATACTGTGCAGCATCTCTGCTTATAGCATCAAGGAAGTCACCTTGAAAAAACTCATTTATTTGTCTGTGCTGTGTTGCGATCTCTTGCAGCTCCAGCATGATTTGATTTAGAGTCTTTTCCATTTAGGTATTTTTTTAATTTGTCAATTTGTTTCTTGCTCGCAGTGAATTTTTTCATACTATCCAGCCTAAAGGTTTGTATCCAGTGTGATCCTTGTCTACTTTCTCATTGCATTCATTGTCATCACAACAAACAATGTATTCAGGATATTTGACACCATTGTCATCTTTCAAGAATCCAATCAATCTTTCTTTGTAAAAATACGCATCCTTTCTTAGCATATCTCTAAGGTGTACAGTTTCTGTATCTGTATTGGATGTCATTGTCTCATCTGACTGGCGGCCCACAGCTTTGTTAGTCAGCTTCTCATTCAGCATTGCCGCAGCTCTGAAGTCAACAAATGCTACCAGGCAAGGGATTACATAGTCATTCATAAGTGTAAGATAGTCCGCTGTCCAGGTACTTGTTTCAACCCTATGCAGCAAGGCCTTGTACAAAGGTGTTCCAAGTGCTGGCTGTAAGTGCATATCTTGTGATCTCTTGATACATACAGATAGGATCTTTGTATCTGTATTCATGTGGATCAATCCTAGCTTCTTGAGATTCTCAACAGAAAGTAAATAGTTCATGTCTTATTGTTTTTTAATAACTAATTGTTGCACCCAAATATGTCTGCAATATGGTGTACTAACTTGAGTCTGAGGATTTGTATACCATCCTCCTCTGTAGTTCCATACATTGCGATCTACTCTTGAGCTAATATTGTTGATTTCATCCCTTGTGTAAAGTCTATTCAATGACAATAGTCTAAGGCAGAAGTCTCTTGATTTAGTCAATACTCTTGGCACACCTGGCCTTTCTTTGTAGCTATACACCACCATGAATTGATCAATAGGAGCTGGAGCTTCATCCAGCAATTGCTTTCCCAAGTCAGACACCTCCCCATCAACAAGTAATTCAAAGTCAATAAGTCTCTCAGTTGACTTGGCAATCTCTTCTACACTGGCACCAGTTGCTGTTGCAATAGATGATGCATCCTCACCAGCAATTAGCATTGATAGAATTGATTTCTCTAGTGCTGAAATATTAGCTTTGACCTCACCAATAGTTGCAAACATCATCTGTTCTTTGCTGAATACCTCATCAGATGGTGTATCCCATTCAATGATATTTGTCTTTAAGACCTTGTATTCAGATGAATCAACACCATATTCTGAGAATATTGTGATCTCATCAGCACTGAATTCATGCTTGTGATCACAGCTTGATAGTGTAGTGCTAGGCAATCCTACAATCTTGCGAGCTTGTGCCTCATCAATTGTTGGAAATGATGCCATCACAATATGTAATGCAGAATCAGATGACAAAGAATCAGATTTTACTCTTTCAACTATATCCATCAATGCTGATATCTGACTTTTACTTAATGATTGATTTGTATCAGTGCTCAAGGCTGTATCTACTGGTGTTGCTGTCACTGGTGCTGCTGCTACAATTGGCCGAACATCAACTAGCTTCAATGTGCCAATGGCCCCTGATAGCTGTACCATGTAATTTATCAGCCATTCAATCTGCTTCTGTCTTGAATTGATGTAGGTATTCTTATAGATCTCAAACAAGTCATCTGTCTCAGCTGCATTGAATGATCCGTTAGGAGCAATACCAAACAAGGAAGGTGCCACCACAGAATGCGCCACAAGAATATTCTGCTGCACTGACTTCTCAGTCATGGCATATCTCTCATGTAGGTTATTACCATTCAATGGCATCACTGTAGGAGCTTCATCTGCTCCATTGCTGAATGTGATGATGATCTCACCAGCATCCTCCACAGATTGTGTACGGCCCTTGATTTGTTCTTTTATCCTTCTTTCCTCTTCAGATGTTTCAGGCTCACCTGATGCCAGGTTAATTAGTGTACCAGCCTTGAATCCATTCTGTATCTCATACATATTGAATTTAGAGATGTCAACATCTGTCTGAATGGCTGTAATACCACCATAGTAGGGAGGCTTAGGATATATTCCTTTCTCACCTCTTGCTTGCTTAGATGGCTCCTTATAGTACAGAATGAATGATCCAGTGCGATTGTTCTCATTCAGTGCTGGATAGCTTCTGTAATTTGTCTTTTCTGCTGATTGCTGCAAAGCGGACCAGTCATCAGATACATAGTAAAGTCTCTCATCCTCAGTAATTCTGATCAGATCAATATCCATGTGCTCCCATCTCACTACCTTGGTACCTTCTCTGTTCCATGTACCTATCACAGCCATTGCACCAAACACCTCAAAGTCAAAGGCCATTCTTTGAGCAATCTCATTCATGTCAAAGTCAGCAAATGGATTGGCAAGGAAAGCAGTCAGATCACCTGATACTGCTTCAAGACCACCTCCAGCAATGTAGTAGGTTTTATTCTTGATGATACCTTGATGCCAGGCACTACCTTGCAGAAGCTCAATAAGAAAGAAAGGATAGTCATTCTTTTTACCCCATTTCATGAAGCCTCTTTGAGAATCTTTCTCCTCTATTGGCAATTGATACTGCTTGCTGAATGACAAGCTGGTGATCTTACTCATATATGTTATTTAATATTGTTGTCGAAAATTCATTTGATGGTGAGTCAATCTCATACACATGTGCTCTGCCCTCTTCACATAGATTGTCAGCGAGATCAGGATCTAAGTTAGTGCTAGATGTCTGCTCAAATATTCTGTATGTGTAAAAGCCAGCATATGGAAAAGTCACATCCACACCATCTTCAATCACAAACTCATCAAATCTTGATGTGCTTGTACTGATGTTTGGCAGAATGCAAGTCACAGATTCAAAGCTCTGCTCATGCGTAAACTCAAGGAGCCAATACGGGGCTGTCAGAGTCTGATATTCCGTTACTGTCACTATCAGTGTTGATGTCTGATATCTCTCGAGTCTTAACATTTATTATTTTTATTTTAGGCTCACTATTTACAAAGATATGCAAAAGTCCTAGTTTAATATATAACTCCTCGTTGCCCTCCTCAATCACAAAGTATCTATTCAATAGATTACTCTTGACTTTGGCTCCAATAAATTTCTGATCTATTTTCATGGCTCTAATTTAATAAAAAAAGGGAAAGGAATACTCATCCTCTCCCTTCTAGTATTTGGTTTGATTAGGTAGATTAAACTACTGGAGACTGTTGAGTCAACAAAGTTGCTACAATACCAGGTGATACATCAGGCACTTCATTATTCTCAAGACCAGCCAAGACAATTGAATGTCCATTTCTGTCTGATTTGATAACACCTGAAGTATATTCTGATCCATCATTGATTTGTAGACCTTCATCAAGTCCTAATGCTACATAAGTACCATCAGCTTTCTCAACAATTGCTACCACTTCATTCTGTCCAAGTAAGTGAATCTCAGCACGAAGCTCCTTTGTATCTGATGCTAGGATCATGTTCAAAGATTGCTCATACCATAAAGTTCCATTCTCTTTATTTACTCGGATAGGCGCAGTGTAGCTAGATAAATTTGATTTCAATTTGTACTGGAATACCTCACCAGTGACAGTCAATGTAGTTACTTCATTGCCAGTCAATGTTGGCCCAGTTGCAATTGATCCTATTGGGAACAAAATAACAGATTTGATACCACCTTTTCCATTGGTACATGTTCTGTCATTAAACCCAGTTGTCATATTACATGCCATCTCTTCTGTATTTTTTAAGTTAGGGGAGACCTAAGCCTCCCCATATTTGTTAATTAGTTAGGTGATCCAGTTCCGTTCCAAACTCCGATCTGATCCAAGAATGGTACTTGTACACCAGCTCTGAATTTAGATCTGATATAGATAACATCATCATCTTGAGAATACCAAAGATCGTAGTTATCAAAGTCAGAAGATAAGTCAGTTCCGAATACAAAGTGAGATGCTTTCCCAGTGTAGATATTGTCAAGACCATTCAATCCTGGTACCTTAACAACTCGCATATCTGTACCTGGTACAATGATCTCTTCCATTGTAGCAATTTGTGCTGGAGAATAGTGGAAGAAATTAAGGTCTACCAAGTTCTTCATCAAATAGTTGAAGTTCTCACGGCCAGCGAAACATACGAAATCAGCAGATTCTGCTACAGCTTCAGGTGTATTTGTAAAACACTCATAGAATACATCATAAGCGTTAGATGCATCAATGCTTGCAGTTGCAGAAGTGTTAAGGTTTACAGCACCATTAGCAGTAGTCAAGAATTGACGGTATCCATTCATCCACTGAAGATTACCAGTACCAGTTGCTTTGTTACCTTTCCAAATCAATTTATCTAACTCAAGTGCATGTAAGCTCAAAAGGTAGTTAGTGATTTGTGC